CTAAAGAATGTTGGATGTGAATTGACATTTGCTGAAAATCTGGTAAAATGGGCAGGAGTGATACGTAAAACATTCTTCGATGGAGGAGTGGATGAAGTTATCACAACACGTCGTCTTGTACATATCGCACAAGCATACAGCATATTTGGTGACCGCCTAGTTGCTATCACTAATTGTGTAAACAGATTTGATGATGATACTAAACAATCATTCTTAGATCTTTATACTAAGGTTGATGCTGGTGAGGAAACTACCGAAGGAGAATTTTAATGCACGGAGATTTAGAACCAGAGGAGCATCATTGGGGGGAGGAAAACGACCCCCGATATGTAAATGATCTTTGGGAAGACATGGACCGCCTCAATGCTTTGTATGAAGAAATGATGTGGCCACATGATGATGTGCTAGAATTTATACCCGATCATGCAAATGATCGGATTATTATTCAAAACAAATCTAGAAAAGGTTTATGAAGTACAATGAAAATGAAATCCTGAAAGAAGTTTCTGATTATATCAGTGCCACTTATTCAGGACATTACAGTGCAGGTGGGGTTCAAACATTAGACCTCATTGATTCTGTAGGTGACGCTGAAGCATTTTGTAGAAGTAACATTCTAAAGTATGCTTCACGCTATGATAGAAAAGGTACAGCAAGAAAGGACATCATTAAGATTATCCATTATGCTGTATTACTCTGCCACTTTAGTGACAAACGTGCTAAGGCAGATAAAATAAATGCAGAAAATCCTTCTGCTTTTTCCGTTGATTATGACAAGTAAATGACTGTATTATCCAAACCAACAATTGAAGTCCTAAAGAACTTTTGTTCTATTAATAAATCCATTGTTATCAATCCTGGTAACAAGTTGAGTACATTGAGTATTAATAAAAACATTCTTGCTATAGCTGATATAGAAGAACAGTTTGAATCTCAATTGTCAATATATGATCTTGGTGTTTTTCTAGGAGGTCTTTCATTATTTGAATCACCAACTATTGATACATCAAAGGATAATTATGTTACGGTAAGTGACACCAAGGGTAGATCTAAGACTAGATTCTTTTATGCTGATCCTGATATTATTACACAACCACCTGAAAAGGAGATTGAACTACCATCCCAAGATGTAAAGTTTAGATTGGAGTCTAGCACTTTACAGCAGTTACAACGTGCTGCTAGTGTATATCAATTACCAGACTTATGTCTTTATGGTGATGGTACAGAGATGAGTCTAAGGGTAACTGATAAGAAGAATGATACATCGAATAGTTATTCAGTTCAGGTTGGTACAACAGATGATGAATTCTGTTATTGCTTTAAGGTAGAGAATCTTAAGTTGCTTATCGGTGATTATAATGTTACACTAAGTAAGTCGAACGTTGCTCTCTTCCAAGGTGATGGGATCAAATACTTTATTGCTTTAGAACCTAATGCCTAATGATTTTTTATGGGTAGAGAAGTACAGACCTCAGAAAGTTGAGGACTGTATACTTCCTACAGATGTGAAGGACACCTTTAAGAACTTTATAGAGCAAGGGGAGATACCAAATCTTTTGCTCTCTGGTACTGCTGGTGTAGGTAAGACAACCATTGCTAAAGCATTGTGCAATGAATTGGGGGTAGATAGTTATGTCATTAATGGGTCTGATGAAGGTAGATTCTTGGACACTGTACGCAATCAGGCAAAATCCTTTGCTAGTACTGTTTCTCTTACATCTAGCAGTCGTCACAAAGTTCTTATTATTGATGAAGCAGACAATACGACACCCGATGTACAACTCCTCTTACGGGCCTCGATTGAAGAGTTCCAAAAGAACTGTAGGTTCATATTCACGTGTAACTTTAAGAATAAAATAATAGAACCATTACATAGTAGAACAACAGTAATTGATTTCAATGTCCGTGGAAAATCTAAACAAGCTCTTGCAGGTCAGTTCTTTGAAAGGTGTAGAGACATCCTTACCAGAGAGGAAGTACGGTACAATGACAAAGTGGTTGCCACAGTTGTCCAAAAGTACTTCCCAGACTTCAGAAGAACACTCAACGAACTCCAAAGATATAGTTCAACAGGTTCTATCGATACTGGAATCCTCGCAGCGTTAGGTGATACCAAGATAGATTCTCTTACAGAGTATCTAAAGAATAAGAAATTTAATGATGTTAAGAAGTGGGTTACTCAGAATATAGATAGTGACCCTACTGCTATAATGAGGAAACTGTACGACAGTCTTTCTATTATTATGGAAGGTCCAAGTATTGCTGCTGCTGTACTTATCATTGCAGAGTATCAATACAAGTCTGCTTTTGTAGTAGATCAAGAGATTAATCTTTTGGCATGTTTAACACAGATTATGTTGGAGTGTGAATTCAAATGATTGATGATGATGTAAAGATTACTATCAACCTTAATAAGTTGGTAGAGACAAGAGCAAAACTCCAAAGTCAATATGGAGATTACTCTAGTAAGATATGCAAGGGTGAGTACCTTGATGAGAATGATATTGATAGGATAGCATCTGGATTAAGAGATACTCTAACATGGGATACATTGTACTATATGATTGATGATGCCATCTTAGAATATCTGGGTGTAAAGGAAACTCATTACGGTGAGACTGCTGGTAATGAACCTGCTGCTACCTATGAGAAGAACAGACAACAGTTTAAGATGGTTAAATTAGAATCACCTTCATGGACTATTGAAGTTCCAATGAGGAAAAAGAAATGAAACAGTTAGACAATCCAAAAACAAAATTGTATTATCAATTTAAAAAATTTGTGTTGTCTAGACATTTTCCTTGGTATATGTATGAACAGCAACAGAGTGATTCTTTTCACGCATCGGATCCTCTTGCAAAGACTAAGTTTTATCATCCATCGATGAATTTAGATAAGATGGGACATGCTAGAACTTTCATACATGGTTTATTAGGAAGACCATATTCGGATGAACCATATTCTCAACCAGAAAAATATTTTGAACATGCTTTAGAAGTGTGTAAAGAAATTTTTAATCACAATGAGTTTAGAATAAATTCATTTTTAAGGATGGCTGTTAACATGGTTTTTCCTGATCCTAATATTGAGACTACATATATTCATGTAGATCATCGCCATGAGCATCATAATATGTTAATATACTTAACAGATGCTGGTGGTGAAACCATAGCAGAAAGTGGATACCATGATCCTAAAGAAGATGACATAGTTATCTTTGATGGATATCATACCCACAATGTACCAAAGACAAAACCGAGAGTGGTTCTTGTCGCAACGTTTATTTAATCATGATTACTAAAGAAAAACAAAGAGCCCAAGTGAAATCTAAATTCTATTATATTTTTTGGGGTCTTGCAACATGTTCAGTATTTGCTGGACAGTTATATGTCGGATCTGGATATCGTCAGATGTCAAAATCATTTAATCGTATCATGGATGCGATTGTTGTTGAAGTTGAAAGAGGATTACAATACAACGAGAGGTTTTACTAATGATTCTAGTATTCATCATAGTAGGTTTACTATTCTTTGTTATGGGGTATGGCATTTACCTTACCTTCGGTCCTGGAAAGAAAGACTTACGTGATCCTATTGACGAGCATGCTAAAATGCATGAGCTAGGAATAGCACACGGTCACACCCCTAAAGGGATTGTTAAAAAATGAGATTAACTCAAAAAGTAATTGAAGAAATTCAATTAGCAATGACTCACACCAAAATGAATGGTGAGGTTAATTGGAAAGATGGTGACGAGATTGAAGTGTGTCTTGGTGGCACATTTGCTGGTGATAAGTTTATAGCAATTCACAACAGAACACGAAGCAACACTACTAAAAAATGAAATCATTGAAAACCCCTCTTCGTTATCCAGGTGGTAAGTCACGTGCTATCACAAAGATGTCACGATACTTACCAGAGATGAGTATGTATAATGAGTATAGAGAACCTTTTCTTGGAGGTGGTTCTGTTGCTTTATACATGACAAAACACTATCCTCATCTGAAGATATGGGTAAATGATTTGTATGAACCTCTATCTAACTTTTGGCAACAACTACAACATGAAGGCAATGAAATTACGACCAGGCTCAGAACTTTTAAAACAGCATACTCAACACCAGAAAAAGCAAAAGAACTTTTTCTGGAAAGTAAGGAATTGGTTAACGATACCTCAGCCAGTCTCACCACTCGTGCTGTTAGTTTTTATATTGTTAATAAGTGTTCTTTCAGTGGTCTTACCGAATCGAGTTCCTTCTCCAAACAAGCCAGTGAGTCCAACTTCAGTATACGAGGCATAGACAAGTTACCAGAGTATTCAAAGTTAATACAGCATTGGAAAATAACCAATCAGTCTTATGAAGATTTACTGACTGATAATAAGAATGTCTTTACTTATTTTGATCCTCCATATGAGATTGGAATACCTATCTATGGTAAGAGGGGTGCAATGCATAAGAATTTTAATCATGATATGTTTGCAGCAGATTGTGATGGACATACTAACCATCAGATGATATCATATAACAGTACTCAGGTTATACGAAATCGATTTAAAGATTGGTATGCTGCTGAGTATGATTTAACTTATAGTATGCGTTCTACAGGTGATTATATGAAAGAGCAAGCAGAACGTAAAGAACTTGTGTTAACTAACTATGCCATATGATGATCGTTATCCTCTTAAGGATTATTTGAACAGTATTAATTTCAACAAGGAAGATCTTATGCAAGA